TCGTGGAGAATCCTTCGCAGGATATAACAAACCAAAACGAACGCCTGATAGCCCTAAGAAATTTGCTGTACTTGCAAAGAAAGAGGAGCAAATCAAAATTATTCGTTTCGGAGACCCCGACATGGAAATTAAAAAAGATAATCCAGCAAGGCGTAAAAGCTTTCGTGCAAGGCATAAGTGTGACACGGCAAAAGATAAATTCACAGCAAGATACTGGTCTTGTAAGAAGTGGTAAATAATGGATAAAATAAACTATTTAAACCCCGAACGCAAGTACTCTGATAAACAATTAGCTTTTTTAGATGCAATGGCTGGGGATGCAAAGGGTAACATTAACCAAGCAATCAAACTTGCGGGCTATGCAGCAGTCTCGCATAGAGATGTAGTCCCTTATTTACAGGACGAATTAATTTTAATTGCGGAGTATATTTTAGCCTACAATGGTGCTAAAGCGGCTTTCGGTATGGTAGGCGTACTAGACGATCCCACAGCACTCGGAGCTAAGAACTCTGTAGCTGCTGCTAAAGAAGTGTTAGATAGGATAGGTATCGTCAAGAAAGAAAAGCTGGAAGTTTCATCAAACGACGGTTCTGGGATATTTATCCTTCCTCCTAAGCGTAGTGAAACAGAATAAAAATGAGTTTATACGACGGAATAGCAGATAACCAACTTCTGAGTATTGCGGAAGATTTATATCCAGATATTGTAGTAAGAAGTCCTCGTGGCAGACCTTACCGGCCATATTTGTACGACAGATTGCCTTATACCGACAAAGAAACAGGCAAAGCAATATACAAACTGCGTCCAGACGATTTAAAAACGTTCGTTGAAGGTATGTATGCAGTACGTAATGGGGTAGCGTATCGTAAAGTAGCAGATTACCTAACTACTAATATTGGAGCAGCGTGTTCATACCAAAAAGTTTCTGAAGAATTTAAAGAAATTACAAAGCAACTCCCTGATTGGCAAGAATCTCAAACTAAAGCAAACAATTTTGCAGGGCATAAACACTTTTCTAAACATCAAAATAAAGATCAAAAAGAAAAAACTAAACGAAAAAAACAATTATCCCACAAGTTAAGAGAAACAGAACTCCAACTGAAGCGTATTGTAGCCGAAGAAGCAGTGGAATCCGGCAAATTAAGTGAAGATGCCTTACAAAACATTGACGATTACGTTTCAAACAAGGGTAGATTAAAGTCCAAGAAACAAATTAAAATTGTAGATGAAACAAAAGAGGCAGAAAAACTTCAAAATATAATTTTTCAACCTAATAAAGGGCCGCAAACTAATTTTTTAGCTTCTGTAGAAAGAGAAGTCCTTTATGGGGGAGCAGCGGGTGGCGGTAAAAGTTATGCACTGCTTGTAGACCCTCTTCGTTACGCTTCTAACGCTAATTTTAATGGTTTACTACTTCGTAGACGTTCCGATGAGCTTAGAGAACTTGTCTGGAAGTCCCAAGAGCTATACCCAAAAGTATTTAAAAGCGCAAAATGGTCAGAACGTAAATCTCAATGGACTTTTCCTAGTGGATCTAGACTATGGTTTACTTATTTGGATAGAGAAGACGATGTTTTACGATATCAAGGTCAAGCGTTTACTTGGATAGGGTTTGATGAGTTAACTCAGCATCCTACGCCGTTTGCGTGGGACTATATGCGCTCTCGTTTAAGAAGTACAGATCCAGACTTACCTTTATGTATGCGGGCTACTACAAACCCTGGAGGACCAGGACATGGGTGGGTAAAACGTATGTTTATTGACCCGTCACCCCCAGATAAATCTTTTATACCTAGAGACTTAGATACAAATCAAGAATTAGTATTCCCCCCTGCACATAAACGTGCGGGAGAACCTTTATTCTACCGTAGATTTATCCCAGCAACTTTAAAAGATAATCCGTACTTATATGAAGATGGTACGTATGAAGCTAACTTGCTGTCTATGCCGCAACAACAACGCAGACAATTATTAGAGGGAGATTGGTCTATTGCTGATGGGGCTGCTTTTCCAGAGTTTAGATCTTCTATACATACTTGTGAACCCTTTGAGATACCACATAATTGGACAAGGTTTAGATCATGTGACTTTGGTTATAGTTCTTTTTCAGCAGTACACTGGTTTGCTATTGATCCAGCGTATGAGACTTTGATTGCCTATAGGGAATTATACGTATCAAAACACACTGCAAAAGATTTAGCAATAAAAATTTTACAATTAGAGCAGGGAGAAGATATACGGTATGGCGTACTTGACAGTTCTACTTGGCATAGCCGTGGGCATACGGGGCCGTCTATAGCAGAAGAAATGATAGCTGAAGGATGCCGATGGAGACCTTCTGACCGAACTGGCGGTTCTCGTATTGCAAGTAAAAACAGGCTACACGAGCTTTTAAAGATAGATGAAGTTATAGAACAGCCAAAAATTATATTTTTTAACACTTGTAGGCAAATTATTGCGGACTTACAAGTTATTCCTACTGATCCTAAAGGTACGGATGATATAGATCCTCGGTACGCTTCTGATCACGCATATGATTCTGTTCGTTATGGAATTATGTCCAGACCTCGGTCTAAGAGTGTGTTTGACTTTGGCAATAATTTTAATAAAACAGATTGGAAACCAATGGATCCAGTTTTTGGGTATTAATAGGTAAATACATGGCAATTGTTGATAGACCAGAATTTGATAATGATGCGCTGTCCTTAGAAGATAGTAATAACGAGTACGAAGACTATGAGTACGCAAAGTTTGTACAGTTAGTAAGAGAAAAATTCCAAAGGGCAAAAAACCGTCGATTAAACGATGAAGCTCGGTGGTTAACGTCGTATAAAAATTATCGAGGCGTGTATGACGATACCACTCGGTTTACGGATACCGAAAGGTCTCAGATATTTGTTAAAATAACAAAAACAAAAGTACTTGCAGCTTACAGTCAAGTTACAGACGTTTTGTTTGCTGGAAATAAATTTCCTATCGGTGTCGAGCAAACTCCTATACCAGAGGGAGTTAAAGATTCTGTATATATTGATGTTGCAGTGCCGGAGCCGTTGCGGGAAATATACGACGAGTTAAACGTAGGGTATGTAGGCGACGGTGCAGAAATACCTGTAGGTGCTATTACTTCAAAAGATATTTCTTCCATTCAAAATAAAGTTAAAGGTGCAGAAAGCAGCCTAAAAGATGGAACCGGAAATACTGCGACTTCTGCTATATATGAGCCTGCTAAAGAAGCTGCCCGCCGCATGGAGAAAAAAATTCACGATCAGATTTCAGAATCTGACGGCAATAAACATTTAAGATTTTTAGCTTTTGAGCAATGTTTGTTTGGCACAGGAATACTTAAAGGGCCGTTTGCTAAAGATATTGAATACCCTAGATGGGCAGAAGACGGAGAGTATACTCCAGTACTTAAAACTCGCCCTCGTTTAGAAGCTGTGTCCATCTGGAACTTTTACCCAGATGCCGATGCGTACAACATGGACGAAGCAGAACACATTGTGTATCGCCATCGCATGTCTCGGTCACAACTTAGAGAACTAAAGGATCGTCCTTTGTTTAGGGAAGATGCTGTAGAGAGAGCTATAGAAGCTGGAGCCAACTACCATAAAGAGTACTGGGAAGATGTTATTGATGACAGCAATCCCGCTGCTGAGGTTAACCGATGGGAAGTACTAGAGTACTGGGGTATAATTGATGCAGATATTGCTAAAGAAGCAGGACTTAAACTAACTAAAGAGTTAAAGAAAAAAGATCAATTGCAAGTTAATGCTTGGGTTTGTGGCGGGCATATCCTGCGGCTAGTCCTTAATCCTTTTAATCCTACCCGTATTCCATTTTACGCTGTACCTTTTGAATTAAACCCTTACAGTTTCTTCGGTATTGGCGTTGCAGAAAACATGGAAGATACGCAACAACTGATGAATGGCTTTATGCGTATGGCTGTGGACAATGCAGTTTTGTCAGGAAATGTAATTTTTGAAATAGACGAAACTAACCTTGTCCCCGGACAAGATCTTTCTGTGTATCCGGGTAAAGTATTCCGTCGTCAGGGGGGTGCTCCGGGGCAGGCTTTGTTCTCCACTAAATTTCAAAACGTAGCCTCGGAAAATATGATGTTGTTTGACAAAGCTAGACAGTTAGCAGATGAGTCAACTGGCATCCCTTCTTTTTCTCATGGGCAAACCGGTATTAGTGGGGTGGGACGTACTGCTTCAGGAATGTCAATGCTAATGGGAGCAGCTGCTCAAAATATTAAGACTGTGGTTAAAAACGTAGATGATTATTTGTTATCTCCTCTGGGACAAGCAATGTTTGCGTTTAATATGCAATTTGATTTTGATCCTGAAGCTAACGGTGATCTTGCTATTACCGCTCGTGGAACAGAGTCTTTGATGCGTAACGAAATTAGATCTCAAAAGCTTATGCAAATTATGCAACTAGGTAGTAACCCTGCAATGGCTCCGATGGTTAAGTTCGATTACATCTTGAGGGAGATTGCAGCCAGCTTAGATCTAGACGAAGATAAAATTGTCAATGATCCACGAGAAGCCGCAATACAAGCAGCTTTAATGGCTCAGTATGCTCCCCAACCTCCACAGGCAGCCGCAGGAGCACCGCAACAAGGACAAGAAGGCTCACCTACTCCAGATAATCAAGCAGGGGTAGGAGCAGGCTCTATAGGGCCAGGAAACGCCCCTGAGCCAGGAGCCGAAGGATTTAGTCGTCCTGATTCAGCAGGACCGGAGACAATGCAATAATGTTGCCAGAAACAGCCCGTAAACTATTAGCTCTTGTTAATGGCAAACAGAATGTTGAAAGAATCGAGACTTATGTTGGAGACCGTTTAAACTATTTGCATACGCAATTAGAGCAGTGTCCTACAGAATCAGAAATGTACACGTTGCAGGGTCAAATTAGAGAAGTGCGACGGTTGCTTACTTTAAAAGAAGAAGCCATTCAAAAGGCAGGAGAAAAGTAAATGGCTGGGGATATATCTGTAGAAGATAGAGTAAAGCAAACCGATTGGTATAAACGTGCCTCTAACCCGATGACACCGGCGTTAAACAATCAAACTGTACGTACAGCAGTCGAATACATGGACGAAACTGAAACAATTATCGGTCTTTTCCCTACAGTGCGTTTAGTTGACGGTAATTTGAAAAAACTACCTGTCGGTGAAGCCCGTGCAATGGCTATTGCGAAGGAAGATTACGTAATAGTACCCGATTTTCCCACGGGAGTTGCCGCATCTATAGCTGTATCTAAAGATATAGGCGACGCACGATCTAAAACTTTTAACGAACCCGACAATTTAGCTGCTGGCGGGCTTATGTCTGAAGGCATTAGCGAGGAGTCTCAAAGTTTAAGTGATCTTTTAGATTCTATCGGCCCTGCTCTAGCATCGTCACATGCAGATGAAAAAGAACAATACAAGGTATTCGATAATCCGATAGCCCAGAAAATGAACGATGATTTAGAAACTGCGTTCAGAAATAAATTTAATACGCTCATACGGACACCCCCAGGACAAGCAGAAAATATATATGATGCTTACCGTAAGGCTGTTATTTCGGTTAGAGAGCGAGATCCTTTCATTTTTGATGAATATTTTTTAAATCCTAACACGGATGAAAAACTAGAAGGTCTTAACTACGAATCATTTTCAGATTTTGTAAGTCCTCATATGAAAGAAGAATCCGATAAGGCCGTTATGTCTTTAAATATTCCGTTTGGTTCTGAAGGTGATTCCAGTTTGGGAGGAAGGACTGGTGTACTTGGAAATGCAGTGCCTGAAAGTGGAGAAGTATGGGTATCAGGTTTTGGATTAGGTAATTCTAGCAGGCGTAGTCAAGTTGCTCGCCATGAAGCACGGCATTTGATTATTGCAAACAAAGCAAAAGAATTAAATATTTCTTCTTCAGACTCTTCCTTTCAAGATGCTTACTCGGATCAGCGTCTTCTAAAAGATTTAAGCATTGACGGGCCTCCCAATGCCTATAAAAAACAGGATAAGAATGAAGAAGTCATTCGCCAATTTGATATTTTAAATGCGGTATTAAGCCAAGATAAAGAAATACTGGAGCAGATGTTCTATTTGGAATATGGCGCACGTATACAAAAACTCAAGAAGAAGAATATAATTTATGGCGAGGATGGATTGCCAGAACAAACAGAAGGGGACTACTCTGACCTAGTCAGACAATTTAAGGAAGATAGTAAAAATAGATTAGCTAACGCTATAAATAATCTACCAAAACTTTATGACAAAGGTGTGTTTGATAAAAATTTAGCGGATAAAGAACTAATTACGAAGGTTTTACACGATTACGATAAGGACGAGCAAGGATTCATCAGTAGCCTATTAGGTTTTGAACCTGAAGTGCAAGAAGATGTAAAATTTGACTTGCGGCCCTACCGTCAAAATAGCGAAGAATTATCTGCAATTTTAGCTTTAGCCCCGATTGCTGCATCTAAAGTTAGTTTCCCGTCTGGATCTTCACCTAAGACCACATATAAGGTAGACCGCAAAGAAATAGACAATTTAGCTGCTGGCGGGCTTATGGCTAACGAAGGACTAGCACTTGAAAGGGACGATGGCGTGTTGGGTCCGTTCTCCATAAAATCTAAAGCAGAAAATTATGTTAAAGAACTTAGAAAAAATGAAAATACCAACTACGATGAAGTAGACAATAAATACGATGCGATACGTCATATTGGCGCATCTCTCGCTCTGTACGCTCAATATCCTGACATAGCCGCTGATGTAATTCTTAAAACTAAAGAGTACCTGTTTGGAGCCGGAGATCCACGAGGACAAAGGATGGATCTACATAACAACAATATTGGCAAGATACTGTACGAAGGACTTAGTGAAGATCAAGCTAATGCACTAACAACAGAAGAAGCATTAGACATAGCTACGAAGTATTATGAAGATTTAGAAAATATGGAAGAAGAAAAAATAGCTTCCATACCTGAAGAAATGCTTCCTGTAACTTACTATGGGGTTACTAAAAATAAAAAAGTTAATATGGAAAGCGGCGGTCTTATGGCTGAAGAATATAAAAAAATAAGCATGGCCCCTGGCGGCGCGTTGGTTAAGAATGTCGTTTCTACTTTGTCTCCTACTGCTAAATCTTTAGCTAAAACTGCGGCTTTAGGAGGCACAGCATTTATGGCTGAAGATGCGGAAGGCGCGTATATTCCGCTTAAAGCATTTCTAGAGTCAGGGTCCGAGTTGGCTAGAGCGTTATACGATAAAGCTATAAAACGAATAGATGGAGGAGCCGACACAGCACCCAACGGAGAACTGTATAATGAAATGGGAGTGTATAAGTCAGAAGACGGGGATTTTAAAGTTGATATTCCTGAACTTCAGGCGAGGGAAGTTGAATCCATACTAGCAGTAT